GAGGTCGGTGTTGGTCGGCATGTAGCTCGACGGGACGACGATCATCGGCACGCCGTCGACTTCGCCGTACTCGCCGCTCTTGCGGTCCGCGTAGGCGCGGTCACTGTCGATTACGAAGTTGGACTGCTTGAGGTAGCTGTAGTACTGACCAGTGACGAATGCGTAGCGGCCAGTCATAGGCACGTTGTCGTTCGACAGGCTCTCGTTGAGGGCCAGGAAGTTCGAGTAAGCATTCGCTGCGCTGGTGGCAGCATCAGCGACGACGTCGTCTTTACCGTTTGTGTCTGCTGCGGTTGCCCAAGCAGCCAAGCGGTAGACGTCGATTTCTGGTGTTACGACTTCATCGATCTCACGAGCGAGGGCTTCGCCGGCGCGCATGGTCATCTGCGTTTCGCCAAAGTTGCCCTTATCAATTGAGAACGTGAAGGATCGGTCGCGAGCGAGGGTTAAGTCTTGCTTCGCGTTGCCGAGTTCGGTGACGGTGCCGTAGCGAGCCGTACCGGAGCGCGTGTAGTTGCCCATTGCCACTGTGTCGATGCTGTTGACGGAAATCGTCGCAACACCTGACCATTCGTACTCTTCGTTGACGGCCGGCTGCGTGAGCAGCTTGCGCTTAAAGCGTTCGTCAATCCTCGTGGAGTACTTGGAGGCTATATTCATTGCCATTGTGTAGGTCTCCGATTAGCGGGTCACTGCTCGGAGAGCAAGCCCGGTTATTTGACGTTGTCGAATCCGGAGGCGAATGCGTCTTCTGGTGCGGTTGAGAAGTCTGAGTTCGTAGCCACACCGGTGACTGCTTTCGCCTGTTGTTTACTTGCAACCTGTTGGAGCGCTTCCTTGCCGCCCTGCTGGCGAGCTGCAGCCTCAAGGCTGGTATCGCCGCCTCGTGCCATCTGATAGAGGTCACTGACGCTGAGGTAGCCGGCTTTCACAAGCTGGCCGATCTCGGGGCGTTCGTTGACGATCTCCGTCATGCGTGGCTCGTGGGCCTTCGCGTCGGGGTTCTCTGCGAAGAAGCCGTTGACGGTCTGAGCGAGCTTCAAGCCTTGGACTTCGGCTGCCAGTTGGGTAACGGCATCCGGGTCAGCGCTTGCTGCGTCCTGCTGCAAACCGGTCGTCAGTGTCTTCTCTAGCTCTGACGCTTTCGCAGTCGATTGGTGCATTGCCTTCTCAGCGTTCCGGTACATGTCTGCAACTTTGCGGACTGCCTCGGGGTCACTGGGGTCGACACCTTTCGATTTGAGCCATTCCAGATTGTCGTCAGTGGCCGGCTGTGCCGGATCTGGCGGTCCTTCGGGCTCCACGGGGGCTTTAGGTTGTTCTGTTGGTTCGGCTGGCTGTTGAGCCGCCTCGTCGCTAGCCGCAGTCACTGGTTCCGCTAATAGATCAGCGCCAGTGTCTTGGGCAGGATTCGAGGTTGTGGTTTGTTCGTCCATGAACCTTCTCCTTAGATTGTTAGAGGGCTTTCGCCCAATAGTGCAGCGCAGTTTCACTTGGGTAGGTGGGAGCGCCTTCGCTCCTAGCAATTGCTTTTATTTGATGCACTTGCCTGCGCCACACAACTGGACGGGGGATAACTTCCCCATTGAGACTGCCGACGGTGGAGGGCAGGCAGCCTCAATGGACCAGCTATGCGGTTGGTTCGTCCTCGTACGCCTTGGTCTTCAGCAGCATCTGACGGGTCGTGACGTAATCGATGGCCCACTTCACGCCGGCTGCACGCTCGACCTTCATGGCCTTCTGCTCACTCGTGAGCTGCTCGCTTTCGGCGTCCTGGTGCCAGCCGTTGTACTGGAGGCTCAGCGCCGAGAGGAACCTCTCACCAAACTCGCTCTTCGCGAACGCGTCAGCAGCCTCAGCTACCTGGCGCTCTGTCCACTCACTCATGCCTGTGGTACCTCATCGAAGGCTGGTAGCGGTGCTGGCTGGGCGTTCGGCTCGACGGGCATCCCATCCGGTCCGACCGGTGGGGCCGGTGGCACCGGCTTCTGCTGGCCGATGACACGGTCCAGTTCCTCTTCCGTGAGGTCGAACATCTTTGGGTACAGAATCTTCTTCGCTTCCCAGAGGTCGTTCGTCGGGTCCTGGATGATCGCCTGGAACGATGCCTGCGCCGACTGCTGGTCCTTGGCCTTGGCGTTCTTTACGCGGGCCTCCAGCTGAATCTTCGGCTCGAAGGTGTCGTCGTACTGCGCCGGGTCGAACACATAGAACTTGGGGCCGTCGACTGACTGCGTCGGCACGAGCTGCTGCTCTTTGATGTAGGTGAGCATCATCTGGAAGACGATCTTCGACCGCATGTAGAAGCCTTCGCGCTCCAGCATCAAGATGAACTGCTCGAAGCGTTGGCCGGCTTGGTTCAGCTGGGCGTTGATCTCAGTAGCCGTGGTGGCTCCGTCTGCCTGCATACCCTGCACCACTTGGTCAGCACCGGTGGCCTCGCGTATCTCATTCTTGATGTTCTGGCGCTCGTTGAAGGCGTTCGGACCGAGTGACGGCTTCTGAATCATCTGCAGGCTGCCTGGCTTGAAGGGATAGACGACGCCGGGTGCATTGCGAATCTTCGGCAACCAGCCGGAGTACGCAGGGTCAAGCTCATATTGAGGGTTAAGGACGTCGGTGACGGCATCGACGCTCTGGTTGGTGACGTCGTTCAACAGCTCCTGCGGTGCCGCTATCGGATCAACGATGGCCTTGCCAGGAAGCACGGACTCGTCAGCCAGGAAACGGTTGAGCGCTATCGGGATGATGCCGAGGTCGTTCTTGCGGTCCTCGATGACACGCGTGCGCTGGGCCACGCTGCGCACGGTGTCGCCGGTCCAAATCTCAATCACCTCGATGAGGTTGTCGGTGTTGCCAATCGTGCCCATGGACATCTGCTCCTTGACGGACTTGTCCATCTGGAGGCCTTCGCTAAAGCCAGCCGTGATGTTCTGCAGGTTCTTGAAGCGCTTCTTCAGCTCGCCCGTCTCGGGGTCGACGATCTCAACTTCTTTCAGCGCGTCGAGTGTGGTGAGGTAGCGCCTGCCGCCGTATGTGTTCTTCGGGTCGGTGATGTACTGCATCGGGTCGGTCATGGCCGGGTCGATGATGAGGTCGCGCACAGGCAGGTTGATAATGCGGGGCTTGTCGCCGTCCCAGTAGATGTACTCGGCGGCTAATCCGTTGATAAATGTACCACGGACCGTCTTAATGCTCTTGAGGTCCCAGTTGTCGCAGTCCCAGAAGTAGTCGAACTGCGCATTTAACGCCTTAAGGTCCGGCTTCTTGCCCGACTCGGCGTAGGACATGATGTACTTGTACATATCCTGCGGCATGAAGTCGATTGATGGCCGGCCACCGCATAAGGCAGCGGTCAGCGTCTCAACGGTGGAGAATACCATCGGCACAAAGGTGTTGGTAATGCCTTGAAAGCCGGGAGACGTGCGAATGTTGTTATAAAGCTTCCAGTTGCGCTCGAAGCGCTTGTGGTGGTGTGCTGACATGTATTGCCAGGACTTGTCGAACATATCCACCACCGACTGGGCGTCGTGCGTAGCTTTGCCTTTGGTAGATTCGGTTTCAACAATTTTGCGTATAGCCATGTAAGATTGGGAACAGCTTCGGCTGCTCACCTACCCTTAGTCTGCATTGTATTACAATTATCCAAGCTTAACCAGAATTTCGTTTAGTTCGTAAGTTAATTCCATTGACTCATTCGGTCCTCTACCCACGAGGGTACGAATATCTCTGGGGTAGGTGCAGGTGCCGGATCAGTGAGCGCAAGCGTTTGAAATCCATCGGTGGCGTGGCTGGTCCAGTCGTGCACGGGCTCGGCCAGGTACACCATCATCTTCTCGTTCCACTTCTTCTTGTATCCCTTGAGGGCGTCGATGCCCCGCTCCTTTTTGGTGGGCCGCTTCACCGTCTGGAAACGGATCCCAAGCTTGTCGGCGGTGTCCTTGCGGCTTACCCCCGTGGTCAGTTCGCGCACCTCGATGTCATGTGGCGCGTAGTGCCCGCCATAGACGTAGGGCTTCTTGTTCACCTCGTTGATGTAGTGCCCAATGCCTTCACCGCTGTTCTCGTAGTAGTCGATAACTCGCACCTCGCGCGCGAATAGTTGAACGAACCAGATGGTCATGGAGTCGTCGATGCCGAGGTCCCAATAGGTGTTCACCGGCAGGCTCGCCTCGTATGGGACATTGGTGATTCGGCCGTCCGCCTCAGCCTGCCGCATAGCCGAACCGAAGTACGCGCCGCTGACGGGGCTGTCCCAAGAGCAGTAATACTCCTGGTCAACGAAGGCGTTCGCCTCCTCTTCGTTCTGCCCTCGTGCGAGGAAGCGTTCTATCGTTCGTCGACGGATACGAACCATCTGCTCGTCGGTAAATACGGGTGTCTCGTCGACACTCAGGATCGAGACGTACACGTCGGGATCCGCCTGCCAAGCCTTGAGCATTCCCTTCGCCGCGCTGTCGCCGTTGCTGGTCATGTTGATGATGAGCACACCGTGGTTCGCTTCGAGGATCGGTTCGATGATGTCGATAGTGCTCGGGTCCATGTTCTGAAACTCTGAGAGCACGAAGACCTTGCTGTTGCCACCACGGAGCCGGCCTGGCTTGTGGGCACTGATGACCCGGATAGAGCCGCCTGTGATGAACTCGATGCGCTTGAGGCTCTCGTTCAACCCGTCGTCGTTGGAGTGGCTCTTGACCCTCAGCGGCTTTGGTACGAAGTCGGTGAACCGCTGCCCGTCGTTCGTGTAGCTCTCCCACAGGTTGTCGCGAGCCATCTCGTTCGTTGGGAAGGCATACTTCGCCG